GGTACTTCAAGCGAAGCGTTCCAACCTGCTCCATAGGCTTCATCTGTAACGGTGACATCAGCAAACGTAGGACTAGCCCCCGTATGTATATCCTGTGGCAAACTCAGCGTAGGGTTACCACTAACCCCATCGCCATTCGTAACGGTGATTTGGTTAGTCGTGCCTGTGATGGTGCGTTGGGTAAATTTCCCATCCAGCGCCGTCTGCGTGGCGGTGCTAATAGGCTTATTTACGTCAGAAGTATTATCTACATTACTTAAGCCTACTTGTGTTTTGGTGACTGAGTGAGGGTTGGAGGTATTCGCTATATGTGTGTCTATTTGAGCATGAGTGTTCGTACCGATATTGGATAGAAGTGTGTGATCGGAAGGAGCATCAGAGCCAGGATCACCTTGTATTCCCTGTGGTCCATGAGGTCCTTGAACTGGACCAAGCAATGTTATCGGAGTACTTGTCGACGTAAATGTAATCTGTTGTACAGGTTGTGGAGTAAATTGAAAGCTAGGCATAGCTAACTCCTCAAACCGACTGCAGGTTTAATTACTAAAGTCTCTGGTTTATATATGATAACAACACCGCTTGCAGTTTTAACTTGGACATCACAGACATACTCACCAGGTGTTATATCTGTTACTGAGCTACTCAATGTTAACTGTGTGATTCCAGCAGCAGCATCTGTATGAGATGTAATGTCCTGTGCGATAACTGCAGCACCATCGGTTACATCACTGTCATAATCAGGTTTCGCAGTAAAGTAAACTGTTGCACCAGTTAAATCCATACCTAGTGGCAACGGCTCGTCGTATGTTGCACCTCTGAAGATTGTTAGTTTAGCCATTTCATTTTTCCTTTTTTATGTTTTATTGACCTTGATACTGAGCAAGTACCTGTTGGACCATCGGATTTAATGGTGGAGCAACAGGAGCTTGTGGCATCGGTTGTGGTACTGGCATTTGTTCTGGCATAGGCTGTTGCATCTGTGGTTGCATACCGCCTTGTGCTATCTGTTCTGGTGGCATAGCAGCAGCTTGAGCCAACATAGCAGGATCTACACCACCTTGAGGTGCAGCTTCTTCTTCAGGTTGCTCAGCTTCAGGCATCTCTGTAAAGAATTCTTCCATACCTTCAATATCAGCAAGCGAGCCATATTTCGCAAAGATTTTGTCCCAGTCTGGAACACGACCAGTAAGTTCTTTGTACTGATCAAGAGCATTTGGCATCTTACCCATAAAGTTCAAGAAGTCGAGCATAGCAGATAGTTGTGCTTCTTTGGTCTTTTTAACAGTAGAGTTAGGGATCAATTCAAACTTGTACTCAAGTCCCTTGAAGGCTTTTGGATCTATCGTGAGTCGAGCCTGTTCACCGCTTTCAGACTTACGAATAGTCGCTATACCATTCTTATTAGTCGTTTTAAACATGTCAGCGAGGTCTTCGTGTCCAGCCTTGAGAATGTCGCCAATCTCAGATGCAAACATATCAAGTGGGATCTTGTTCTCAATAATAGGGATAAGAGAAAGCATACCGTCGATCAGTTCTTTTTCAGCTTGTTCGAGCAGTTCTCGGTCTTGGTTATCTCTAGTAGACTCACGCTGTTGCATCATCTTGAGTGCTTCAGGTGTCTTACCGAAGCCAGGGTCAGATGCACTTTCTTTATTAGCACGTGTGTCTGTTGTACCTGCAATAGACTGCAATGAGCCTTTTGTCTCACCTTTGGCGTTCTGGTAGGTAGATAGCCCAGCAGTTGAAGTCTCAAGTCGCTTAATGTCGTTGACGTTACCGTTCACTTCCCATATAGAGCCTGGTTCTTGGCTCATGGTGTGGCGGATAATCGTCTGTGCATTGGCTACAGTTGGTGGGAACAAGTTGATCTTGATACCTTCAAAGTAGAAGTTAGTCAAACCATCGTTTGCAAACTGCATTGGCATAGAGCGTTGGAAGTCACCAACATTGTAGAATGAGTCGAATGACGGAATACAAGGCTTGATAACAAAAGGAATACGCCCATTTTTGTGTGGGTTCTTAATGTTACGGATAACGCGGTAGCCATGATTAGGTAGGAATGAGATCCAGCGTCCCTTCTTACCAGCTTCGTAACGTGTCGCAATAATAATCTGCTTCGGGTCTGAAGTCTTTTCTTTCTGACCAAGTGTTTGTTGTGACTGATCAAACTCATCGTGTGCTTCTTTTAATGAGTCTTTAATCTCACGAATCACATTGAATTTCCAGCCAGAGATCTTATTAAGTGTCTTGTCTTCACTTTCTTCATCAAGAATGTCATCAAAGAATGAGTATGACTTTACCGCTAGGGCGTGTACATAGTCCATATCAGAGACAGAAAAGAAACCATCTTGAGGGATAAACATGCGAGGATTCCACAACCAGCAGTCAGGACCAAAGTAGCCTGAAGGAGTCATATTAAGATCGTAGTACATAGGCATATAACCATACTGTGACGATCCGTACTGCCAGAGGAACATCTTTGTCTTGAATGGTCGTTGTGCATTGGCGTTCGGGTAGATCCACTTCTGACGAAGTATGTCCATAAACAGCCCCTTACCCTTGTCCTTTTGACCAAATGCTTGCACTTCACCTTCAGGGAGTTGTCCAGCAACACGCGCTGCACGCTCAAGGTAGATTGTAGCAGTCATGTTATCTGTTATACCGCTAGTTGTTTCTCTTGAAACACTGTCGTATGTTTTACCCATGTGCATAGCTTCGTATGCATCAAAGTCAGTAATACTGTCGTCATGCGCGTCTTTGTCGTGCGAGTAGTCCTTATAGAGTGATTGCTCGAAGTCACCTAGCGTCTTCGGGTCAAACTTTTCTTTTTCTGCCATGTTATTCCTTTTCTTTTTTTATCTTCGGGGTTATCTATCATAATTATATGCTATTATATTCCGAATTGGTTGAATTTAGGCTTAGGGGGTAACGCGCCAGCTTGTTTCACTAAACCAAATTTGAGGTATAGCGCTAAATAGCGTAAACCGTCACAATTCGATACAAGCACACCATTAGCAAAGTACATCCCGTTCTCACTTGCGAGGTTGTATACCTCTGCGTCTCCTGAGGGCTGTTGCTTTGCACGTTCCTCCACAGTACTTAGTTCTAGTTGGGAAAGGGGTGTCAAACTCTTTTCCGCAACTAAGACATTGTATAGCTTGTAGAGTTCGTTTAGCCCACAATTCTTTAGAGTGTTTACTATGCCATTCTCGTCCTGCTGGACTTTTATGCCACAAAGTAGCATACTGCCTAGCATTTTCGATAGACTGTTTGCCAAGCTCGGACTTGTGATCGTGGTGAATACGGTAATGTTCTGATTTACTAACAAGTTCAAGGCTTCCAATTGAGTTGTCATCGTATCCATTTGTGTGATGGACTTCATATCCTGCTGGAACTTCTCCATTATAGAATTGCCATACATCTTTATGCAGAGTTCCAGTTTTGCCTCCAAACTCCTTGTAAGCAGACCGTTGATAATATAATCGGTGACTTCTCTTCTTTGATTGAGGATACCTGCGATAAGGTATTCCATTGAAGTAAATTGTTTCAGATTTTCTTTCCATATAACATCAGTATAACGCAATTCATCAGACTGGACAACACCACGATTTGTAGGTACTTTATGAGCAAACGTCGAAGTATATAAATCTGATTTAAATACTGGTTTTATGCCTGTCATCTTGTTTGCTAATACCCTAGAGTTGCCAAGTGGGGTGACAAGCACATCTTCACTCGTTAAGTCCTGGATAGCTTTCTTACCAGTAGTAGTACTAATCATGGTGTTTTCTACAAAGCAGTGGTCATCATGCATTTTAATAGGTGCGTCTGTTGCAGGTCGGTCTTTCTTCACTTCGCGGTATCGGTAGTTCTCTAGCTGGAATATCGTCTTTGCACAGTTACTTGTCACAAATACGTCTGGTTCAGGGCTTCCTAATAACTGTAATTTCGGCATGAGCTTCGTTCCTAACAGGGTAATACCAGCAGCGACAGAGCCTTGACGCTTCGGTGCGCC